TTCGTTTGGTGATGATAAGTGGAATCCAGGTGACATTTGGATGACAACATTCGGTCTTACTGAATCAACTCTTCCTGATATGCCAACAGATAGTTGGTCTAAATTAAATAAAAAAATTTATGATTTGGCTCAAAGTAAAGAATTATTAGGTGTTTCTTTGAAAAAGATTGAAAGAACACCTAAAGCAGACGAATATAATAAACCAGGAAATAAAAAGAAGTCATACACATTTAATGGTTTTATTGTGAGTCCAGAAAATTTAAAACAAGGCCAAATGCCATTTTTTTCATCCATCGATTGTTATTTGTATATTGGTGATGGCCGTGTCCAGTTTCGTGCAACAAGTGGATCTGCTGCCAAACCTTCATGGCAAGGAGAAATTTCTGGTTCAACTGCCGCAGGTGGTAAAATTGGTGGAGGTAATGTGAACACATATTTACTTCAAAACTTTAAAGAAGGAATTTTTAGAAATTCGGAAGGTGAATTAGTTAGTTCAGTAAGTTCACCTGCATTTTGGAAAAGTTTTTATGAAATGTATAAAAAGTTATTTGATAACCCAACATATAAAAAATATAACAAATCATCAATGGGTGGTTCTAAAGTTAGTGAAACAGATTTTAAAAAAATGGCTCTTGCAAGAGCAAAAGAAACCGAATCTTTTATTATTTCAAAATATATGTGTATGAAGATGATTGACATTATGCTAAGTAAACCACAAAAACTTAATGATTTTGCCACAGATATTTTTTTATACGGTGCATCAAACACAAATCAAAGTTCTTATTTCTTAAAAATATATGAGTAAATTTACCGATTTTTTAACCGAAGCAACAAAAGAAGGAAAGAATGTTCACCTAGAACACATTGAGGATGAAGTTCTCAATCGTGGTGTTATTGGTGCAAGAGAATCAATTGATTTTCTCCGTTCTCTCCGTAATATGCTTGCGGGTCATGCAGAAACAAAAGTAAACATCACCACAAAATGGGATGGCGCACCTGCTATTTTTGCAGGTATTAATCCAGAGAATGGTAAATTCTTTGTTGGTACAAAATCTGTATTCAATAAAAATGCAAAGTTAAACTACACAGAAGATGACATTGATGTTAATCATCCAAGTGGTGGTTTAAATGAAAAATTAAAAGTTGCATTGAGATATTTACCAAAACTTGGTATCAAAGGCGTCTTACAAGGCGATATGATGTTTTCAAAAGGTGACTTGAAAAGAGAAACCATAGATGGTGAATCATATATTATTTTTCAACCAAACACAATTGTTTATGCGGTGCCTACTGATTCTAAATTAGCACAGTCAATGTTAGCGGCACAATTAGGCGTGGTGTTTCATACATCATACACAGGCCGAACAATGGAAGATATGAAAGCATCTTTTAATATTGATATTGGTCGCTTAACGGCAACAAAAGATGTATGGTTCCGTGATGCATCATTTGTCGATGCTTCTGGTTCTGCCACATTTACTGAAGAAGAAACAAAACAAATAACAACTATTCTGTCGATTGCTGGCAGAACATTTCAAACAATTAATTCGATGACATTGAATCGTATCGCATCAAGTGAAACGATTCTTACATACATCAAAACATTTAACAATACCAAAGTTCGTGAAGGTAAAAAAATTACGAATACGAATCAACACACATTAGATTTGATTCGTTGGGTAGAAGCAAAATTAAATAAAGACATTGCTGATGTTAAGAGAGCAGAAACAAAAGCAAAAAGAACAAAAGAAAAAACTGAAGTAATGCGTTTCTTTAGAACGAATGCCGCACAATTAAGATTCATTTTTGATTTACAGAACTTATTGGTTGATGCAAAATTAATGATTGTTCGTAAATTAGAATCAATTCGTTCAATTGGAACATTTGTGAGAACAGATACAGGTTATAGAATTACTGCACCAGAAGGTTTTGTGGCAGTAGATAAGTTAAAAGGCAATGCAGTTAAATTGGTCGATAGACTAGAATTCAGTCAAGCCAATTTCAACGCCGCAAAAAATTGGAGCAAATGATGGCATACGATTTAAGTAAAATTTTGGCAGAATATGGTGAAGATGATTTTGGATTTTCTGCTGTATCTGAAGAAGAATATAATAAAGTTATATCTGAAACTGCTGACACCGCAGAAGAATATAAAGCAAGATTAGACCAAGTTGAAAAATTAGTTCTTCCTTTTTTCACCAAACTATTAAAAACTGCTGATAAAGAATATATCTATTGGCCAAATCGCAAGGCACTTGTTGAATCGCAGATACAAAAAATACTTTCTTTGACGAGGGGATAATGTTATCGTTTCGACAATATCTATTTGAAGAAGAATCGTCTGGTGGTTTGACGATATTTGATATTGATGATACTTTGTTTCACACTACTGCAAAAGTTCTTGTGAAGAAAAATGGTAAAGTTGTTCAGACACTAGACAACCAAGAATTTAATAATTATAATTTAAAACCAGGTGAAGAATTTGATTTTGATGAATTTCGTAGTGCTGAAAAATTCAAACAAGAATCAAAGCCAATTGCTCGTATGTTGGCAAAGGCCAAAACAATTCTCCGTAACAGCCTAAATAATCCAAAGAGTAAAGTCATTATTGTTACTGCAAGAGGTGATTTTGATGACCGTGAAACTTTTCTCGACACATTTAGAAAATATGGTTTTGATATCGATAGAGTGAGAGTTGAACGAGCAGGTAAAATTGAAAACAATATATTGCCTGCATTTAAAAAAGTTATTATCATTAGAAATTATTTGAGAACAGGACAATTCAGTCGTGTTAGATTATTTGATGATAGTGCGACCAATTTAAAAGAATTCTTAAAGTTGAAAAAAGAATTTCCAAACATCAGTTTTGAGGCATTTTTTGCAAATCCTGATGGTAGTGTAAGGACAGTAAAGTAATGTTTAAAACTAAAGTCGATGAAGCCGCTTATGTTGGCAACATTGGTGCCATGGAAATGTTTAAGTTTCATCAAAAGGCAAATCAAGACCAAAAAGAAAAATTAAAATCTTTGATACAGAAAAAAGATTCTAAAGGTGCTTGGAAACATATTCAGAGTGTCACAGGAATTAAACTACATAAAAGTGTGCATGAAGAACATGGTGCAGGTGAATGGGGAACTGATGAACTTCGGAAGAAATATCAGAAAGACACACCAGGACAGAAAATTAAATCATTTAGTGATTATGTAAAGACTAAGTAATTATATCATTGGAGTTATTATGAAAGACATTGTGGTTGGGTGTATCACCGGATACACATTTGATAAAATTAAACCTTGGGTCAATTCTTTAGACCGTTGTGGTTTTGATGGCGTAAAGGCCATGATTTGTTATAATGTAGATTATGAAACTGTGGAAGAACTTGTCAAAAGACAATATACAGTTCTAGCGTTCGGTAAGAACGACAATCTCAAAAAATTTGAATACAAAGAAAACTTCTCTATTGTTGTAGAAAGGTTTTTACATCTATGGTATTTCTTTAAAAAGTTTCAAGGACAATACCGATACATTGTTTCTACCGATGTGAAAGATGTTATCTTTCAAACTAATCCATCAGAGTGGTTAGAAAAGAACATGAATGATGCACAGATTAATGTTGCATGTGAATCGATTCGGTACAAAGATGAAGATTGGGGTAATCACAATCTTTTCAAAGCATTTGGTCCTTTAGTTCACGACCACAACCAAAACAATCTTATTTACAATGCAGGCACAGTATCAGGTAAGTTTGATACGATGCTTGATTTCTTTTTAAATGTTTACATGATGTGTAATGGCACTTCTCATTTTACAGAGGGTGGAGGTGGTCCTGACCAAGCCGCAGTCAATATTCTTTTAAACATGAAACCTTATAGAGACATTACAAGATTTACTGCTTCTGAAGAAGGATGGGCGGCTCAACTAGGCACAACAGGTCCACATATTGTAGGTAAATATGCTGACAAGCTGGTTGAAAAAACTCCAATTTTAGTAGATAATACAGTATGCACAAGTGATGGCACACC